GACTTCGCTAAGAGCTAATAGTCGATTGATGATAAAGAGGCCCCTGACATTGTTAGGGGCTTTTTTAGTGCTAGTGTAGTAAGACAATTAGTTGTAACTCATGGCATTACGCGCCATTGACCGGCTCAAGAAAGCCGCAAATTTAGAAGCAACAAAAAGAGTCGTTACTCTTTCAGATGACAGCGAGTTTGAGATGTGGGTCACTCCCATGACGATGGCAGAACGTGAGCGGGCTCAAAAGCGTGCTGGATCGGACGACGCCAATGCGTTTGCTTTGCAGCTTTTGATTGCAAAAGCAAAAGATGAACTTGGGGAGTCTTTGTTTTTGGCTGGCGAAGTTGATGTATTGAAGAACGAGGTGAAGGACAAGGATTTGCAAGCTTTAATGCTGGCTATCATCAGCAGTGACGAAGAAGAGGCAATCGACCCAAAATCCTAAGCGCCGAGCTTCGTAAGGACAACTGGCTCATGCTGCAGTTTGGCATCGCCAAAGAACTTGGCATGAGCTTGTCGGAGCTACGGTCAATGATGACAACAGAAGAGGTTTTGGGCTGGAGTGCGTATTTTAAAATTCTGAACGAAGATCAGGAAAAGGAATTAGCAAAAGCGCGTAGGCGCAGGTAAAGTGGTAAAACAGTTTTCAGCTGATCCGTGGCACAGACGTATGCAGCTATTATTCAGGTTAGGTTAGAGGCTGAACAGGCTCTTAAAAAGTCTACTCAGTTAGTTAAAAAAATTCAAACAAGTTTTAATAGGCTAGAAAGAGACTTATCTAGCAAATGCCCAGTTGATGCAGTTATTGAACAAAATAATGCTCTTACGGACCAATTAGAAACTCAAAAAAAAGTTCAGCGTGCCAATAGGCAGGCGATAGTTCAAGCAGACAGGAAAACACAACAAACAGGCAGATTAAACGCTGCTTTAGAGCGTCAAGCAAATCTCGAAAAAGCTTTAAAACGTGCTGGGGTCCGGCCAGGAAACGAAAGAGGGAACAGAGTAGAAGACATTCTTGCAGCGGCAAACGCAAACAAAAAGAATGTAGGTATTCAGCAGTCACTAAATAGTGAGCTAGAAAAAATTCTTGCAACTCAACGAGAAATAAATCGTACTGACTTAGCTCAAGCTAGAGTTTCAGCCAAGAATGCAGTGGGAAAAAGTTACGATCAGCGAGTAAAACAGTTAAGGGCAATAGGGGTTTCTCAAGGTGATTTGCTTGAAGTTGAGGCTTTAAGGTTTAGGCTTGCTGACCAAAACTCTAAAAAGCAAACCGACCTGGCTCGTTTAACTACTGTTCAGTTAGAAGAGCAGTTACGTGTTTTAGAAGAAATAAACGCTATTTATTTGAATCCAGGGAAGCAGCGAAGCTCTCCAATCGGTGGAACCAAAACAATGCCAGGTAGCCCTGCTTTTCTTGCAGAACAGGAAAGGCAGCGAAAGAAAGGAGGGAAAAGTTCTGCAGGCGCTGGAGGCAAAGGATCTGGGAACATTCTTCAAGGCGCTTTATTGGGTGGTGGCTTTCCTTTGCTGTTTGGAGGCCCGAGCTTTTCTGCGCTTGGCGGTGGCATAGGCGGGGGAATTGGAGGGTCTATAGGTAAAGGCGCATCATTCGCCGGAGGAATTGCGGGTTCAGTGGTTGGTGGGATATTCGACGCGATGATTAAAGCCGCGTTAGAGCTTGGGAAAGCTTTAGAAGACCCAACAAAAAACCTTCAAGCACTTACTGATGCGCTGCCTGTCTCAGGGACGGCGACTAAAGGTCTTATAAAAGAGTTGGAAGCAATAGGTCTTTCATCGGTTGCTTCATCTCTCGCCCTTGAGACATTAGACGAAGAGTTGTCATCTCTTGGGTTAAACAAGGGAGAGCTTCAGGAGTTTAAGAAACAAACTGAAGCATTTGACAATGCGTTTAAGAAGTTAAAACTTGCTGGTGCGGTGATGGCTTCTGGAGGGCTTATTAACTTTATAACACTTTTGACAAAATTAATAGTCGCTTTTAAAGAAGAAAAAGGACCAATTATTAAAGCACTAAAAGCTATTGGAGGAGTTGTTTTCAGGTCTGATGGTACTGAAGAGTTTTTGAAAAATCAAACTAAACCGACAGTAAGTGCTGGGCCTTTAGCTAGGGGGAGTGATGAACAAAAACCTTTAAGGACAGCTCAAGAGATAAGAGCTGCTGCCCTTATAGCAAATTTTAGAGAAAGAGAAGTAAAACTTGCAAAAGACGCAGCATTGATTGAGCAAGAATCTTTAAAGTTAATAAGAGGACGTTTGGCTGAAGCTAAAGCAATAGTAGATATTGACAAAGCACAAATTGCTTTTGATAAAGCCTCTTTAAACTTTGAAACTGAAAGCAATGCGACCCAGAAAGAAGTTCTTCGGACTAAAAAAGAAGTAGCCAGATTTGCTTTAATTGAAGCTCAAGCGGCAAGAGAGAATGCAACAACGCTTAGAAAGCAAGCAGACGCAGCCTTTGAGCTGGAACGGAGCACTAAGTCTCAAGCTCTAATACTTAAACAAATAAATGCGGAAACGTCCGCAAAGCAAGCAATTCGGGCCACCAGTCCCTTTGAGAACGAAACATTTTTGCTTGATCCAGTTTTTGGTGACAGTAGAAAGTTGCAATCTGAACAGACGCTGCAATACACAGAAGCTCTTAATAGTATGAATAAAGAGTTAGATATGGTTTACAAAAATTTTGAATTTGGTACTGATCTAAGCAAGCAAGAAAAACTTGCCTTAGTTGACAAAGAGGTTGAACTTGAGAATCAGATTGCTCTGTATAAAGAGTACCAGCCTGCAATTAACGAGGCCGCTTTAGCTCAAGCACGTTTCAACGACGCGCTCGGAATCACTGGACCAGTCGTCGATAGTTTGTTTAACAATTTACAACAAGTTGTTGTTGGAACCAAAAGTGCTGAAGAAGCTTTTGCTGCTTTCTTGAACACTATTGCCAATCTTTTGATGGAGACAGCCACGCAAATGATCGCAACTTATATCGCGATTGGAATTGCACGCGCCTTTGCTGGAATGGGCAACAGTGGCGGCGACCCCAATTCGGCAGCAGTTGGGTCTGTCTTAGACAGCGGAGGATTCACAACAGGCAATCTGGCTGACCAGGCTGTTGCAACTCCATTGAAATTTGCTGAAGGTGGTTTTGTTTCTAGACCAACCAACGCATTAATTGGTGAAGGTGGTGAGCCTGAGTACGTCATTCCTGAATCCAAGATGCGTGAAAGCATGTCGCGCTATTCGCGCGGTTCACGCGGTGGTGGCGTCATCCCTGCTAATGGTGGCGGCGGTGGAATGCAAGACAGCGGTGGCGGGGTTGCAACTTCTGCGCCAATCGATGTTCGCTATACCGTGGAACGTATCAATAGCGTTGACTATGTAACTGCTGATCAGTTCCAGAATGGGATGCAGAGTGCAGCGGCACAAGGCGCACAACGCGGTGAACAAAACACGCTAAAACGATTACAAATGAGCGGTAGCACTCGCAAGCGGTTAGGTCTATGACAAGTTTTGCCTTTGGCCATGCGTTACAAATGAACTCCAGTACGGAAGTGAAACACCACTTCCAAAACTTTTTTATTGGCAAAGAGATTACACACTCTGGTTCTATTTACGAGTTTGCGCCTTTTGGCTTCTCTGGCGTTACGGTCAACCGCACAGGTGACGGACTAGAAGCGACTTTGGTTTTTCCAAACAATAAAATATCTCGCAATTGGGCGTTGGAGGCAATTGAAGATGCTTGGCTTATGAGAGTTGATGTTCTAATTATTGAAGACCCTGACCCTGAGACAGGTCTGGCAGTGCAAAACACAATTGTCCACACCTATACAGGCCAAGTGACAGGCGGGCAATGGGACAACACATCGGTAAACCTGGAGTTGAGTTCAGTGCTTGATGCTGTTGGAACGGATGTCCCAAGGCGTTCTTTGACTAAGCGCATTGTCGGTAATCTGCCAATTTCAAACAATGTCCGGCTGCAATGATCTAATTGGGATGCCGTATCGGCTAGGCGCTGACGGCAGCGATGGTCATATTGACTGCATCCACCTTTGCTACAAGGCTTTAGGGCACATCGGCATTGACCCACCACCGTTTAAGCAATCCTGGTACGAGGCCAGCAAGTGGGAGGTATCTCGTGATTTGCTTGGCTGGGGTTTCCGAGTCAAAAAGCCGGAGTATGATGGCGATATTCTGCTGCTAGCGGAGAACTCTTGGACTTTCGCAGTGACATGGCAAAAGGGCATCCTTTATATTCAGCCAAAAACCGAAAAGGTGCAGTGGTCTTCGGTCCAAATGTTTATGAAATACCACTGCTTCCGTATGAAAGGGAATTAATTAAAACTATTGGAATTACAGAAGAAGAGTATCAACTATTTGCAGCTGAAGTAAGGCGGCGTGGTCGGTTAAGACCTGCAGAATACGACCACATTCCGGATATTGTTTGCGAACCAAAATCGGCAGCAACAATATTCCTGATCAACCTTGCGGTCAGCTTGGTTCTGACCGGCGTTGCATACCTGCTGACGCCAAAGCCCAAAATGCCAGGTTCTTCTAAAAGTGGAGGCGCTGTAAATTTTGGAAATATTACTGGGGCTAATCGTTTTACACCGTCCCGAGGTTTTGAGACACTAGCTGAACTTGCTGATTACGCAGCGCCAATCCCTTTGGTCTTTGGGCTGTATGACGAGGATACGGGTGTTGGCGGAATGCTCGTTACACCCAAGCTTGTATGGTCCCGGATGTTTAGCCATGGGATGTCGCAACGCGCCAAATTATTGTTTGTTGTAGGAGAGCAGGGCTTAAACAATGGCCTTAACACTAAAGATTATTCAGACAACCCAAGCGGGATAAAAAAACCAGAGCTTCAAGGTATTTTCCTAGGAAACAATGCGCTTGATCACGTATTTGAAGATTTCTTTGCTTTTTATTGGAAACCAAATAGCGATTTTAGTCGAAAAATAAGTAATGGCGATAGGATTTATGGTACTGCGGGCAGTTTAGATTCAGGAGACCCTGATGCGTCTGGCGATAATAACAAAGGTAAAGGTAAAGAAGAAGAAGTTTTCCTTTGTCCTTTGCCAGATGAATCTGACGCTTCAGCCTTTTGCCATGCGTATTCGCCTGCCAACAGCACGCAGTTTGGAACGTATGCTCCTATTGCAAATGGGACTGGCTATAGGTTAAATTATAGAATTATTGCTATTGGTGATGACGTAAAAAAGAAGGCAGGACGACTGCCAACTTTAGCCCGCATTAAGATTGCTGGTGATCAAAATTTATTCAGAAGAGAAAACGCAAATTACGGCGATGATAAAGTTAAAGGCTTGCTGCAGGACGTTCGGGATTTTAATCAAGTCAGCTTAGGGAGAAACTATACCCCGCGGATGGGAATTGTTGAATTAATTAAAAAAAGTGATTCATCCATCATAACACCTCCGGCTGCTGAGTTAAAAACAACTGCAAGTATAGCCAAAGGTGACAAAATAAAATTTAAGCTTAGTGCAAGCTCGATAGATCCTGAATACTACCAAAATGATGACGAAAAAGGCGAGTTTGTTGATGATATAAATTCATCGGTACTGTCAATGCAATTGGCCGCAGATAAGGCTATGCAGGTTGGCGAAAAATTTTCGATTGCAGGATCATTCTGGAAAGTAACTAGCAGAACCAAGAAACTCTTTGACCCAGTTTTTAGTAAAGGCAGAAACATAGATCAAGCGATAATGCTAGAGTGCATTGATGCCAGCAAGTCTCTTTCAAGTAAGATTGGCATTATTAGCAAAGACAATGTTTTAGAGATAGATTACATAGGAGACAGTAATCCTGACGGTGAAGGCCCAAACAAGATAGGAGGATTAGAGTCGGACGCTCAAAACGTTGGTGAAGCGTTTTTTCCTTTAACGCGATGTGAAACTGCGGTTGTTGTAAACAACAGGCCCGCGATTGTTACAGAAATAGGAATTAAAAGCATTGTTTATCAAAAACTAAACGGTTTGTGTTCTTTCAGCAGCTTAATAGGCGAAAGTGATTTAAGGGATTATCAAGAGGATAATACCGCAGTTGATGTTGGGACGACTACAGCCACGATTATGCGCGCTTCAGTATTTCGTCTTTTTATAAAAAAAGCAGGAGTAGCAGGAGCAAACGAAGACGCCAATCCAATCGTAGATACTTCAAACAGTCTTGGTGAAGAAGTTTATTTTGTGGTTCGAGGAACTAGCCCCGTAACGCAGTACAATTTTATACGCATTATTAACCCTAGAGCCGTTCAGCTTGAGTTTGAATTTGTGCCTGTTTCTTCGTCTGAACTGAGACTTCTTGACGGTGGAACACAAATGATAGAGCTATTGTCTTCTAGCAAGATATTATCTTATGAAGTTAATGCTGGAAGCCTAACAGGTTTAAATATTCAAGTTGTTGGCAATCAGATTACAAAGGAGGCTATAAAGGCAAACAAAGAATTTATGCGAGAGCCTAGCGCAACAGGCGGTGGTCCAACAATTAGCGTCCCTAATTCTGTTTCACGAGCCAAAAGCTATCCTGATCCTAAGACTGGCGAAGGTCCAGAATTAGGAATTTCGCTTCAGCGCGACACAGGTGGCAATATTTCAAATAACGATGACGATCTTCCAGGGAAGATGGGTGCATTTGCCTATGACATTTTAGGCACCGCAAGCGGAGATGGTATCCCTGACATCAAAAGAACAATTACCCAAGAGATTGTCAACGAAGACCCATATAGCTGGGTAACCTTGCGATGGAAATTTAGGAAAACAGAGCTTCCAGAAAACCACTACTCGAACGAAACGCACACTTGGGTTGTAGAACCAGACCATCCAATAGTGCTAGGCAGTGCTGGAAATATCCCTGGAAATACTTTAATTAAAGTTAAAAGAGGAAACCAATCGACCGAAGTAGGCTCTGCCAAAGCTCAGTATCCCGACACTAATCCGTTTATACAAGCCCCAGGCTCCCCCAAAATGAACTGGTCTGGCCGTAGATTTAGAAAATGTGAAGAGACTCGTAAGATAGATGTTATGGGTGGAAGAAACCAAGGTTACTACCATGAAGTTTTTGGAGCAGCTAGCGGCTATGGTCTCGGTGAATTTCAAACGCGAAGA